CGAATGATTCAGGGGCTCCTGACCAGTATGGCCCGGTTCCTGGATCAGTCTGCGCTACCTCTACACGACTCATGCTCCACTCTGTACCTGACAACCCAGCCCCTGGAGGGTTCACAGTAAACAAGTTCACGTAGGTGCTAGGGGATCCCGTGACAGTTGTTCCAAGCAGCAGAGAAAGGACTCTGTCCGATTGGTATATGCTTTTCCCTGCCATGGGATCCCCCGTCGCCTATGCTGCTGTAGTTCCTGCGTGACACGGAACGATGACCATCTTCTTGGGGTCCATGCGGACGGCACCAAGACTGAAGTCGTGATAGCACTGCAGCGAGTATCCACGCTCTGGGATCTCGTCGAAGCGCACATTCATTTCGTCGCCTTGCCCGAAGACATTGGCGTCCTCGGTGTAGACGTACACGTAGCGACCACCAGCGGCGTTCGTCAAGTCACCTGAAGTAACACCAGAGAGAACGGCTTCCGCTGCGATCTGGTTACAGACCCGGAACTCCATACCCATGAAGGGCACGGCCTCGCCATACTGAAGCGGCATGAGAGCGTTGTAGTCAGCACTGGTGTACTTGGACTCCGACAGTAACTGAGTCACCTGCTCTGGGTGCAGCACGCAAATGATGCGCTGACCAGGGAAGGCAGCCCCGCTAGCCTGAAGCACTTGGTGAGCAATCATCAACTTCTTCAGATGAAGACCCTTGGGATCAACGTCAGTGCGTGTCTCAGTGCCAGCGATAGTTGTGACAGTAGCGCCAGTCGTCTCTGTACCAGCGACGGTAACTTCACTGTTCAACGTCGCAAGGTCACCAAGCACAATCTGCTGACAACCGTGATCTCCGTCGGAAGACGTGGCGTCTCGTGAGACCAGTTCGCCGAGGGTGCCCACGATGTCAGGCCCGGCAGACGTAATCGCCGTGCCCGTATCCAGAGTATCTACCAACACGTTACCAGTGGAAGCCACCGACGTGTCGAGAGTCACTGTGATCTGACCACCGAAGGCGGCCTCGGTATCCTTGCGGAATGCCAGAAGACCCGCACGACCACCTCCGAGGTCTACCCCGTCGATGATCACGCCACCAAGGAGTTTCTCCAGGATGACGTCGTCCTTCTTGCGATTAAACGCAGCAGCCACATTCTGAACGTACAAGCCGTCAGGTGCGATTGCACGCATGAGGCCACGCTCGTCACGTGGATCGAACAACTCAGCAAACTCCCAGAACTCCGGGGTCAACTGACGACGCTCGTTACTGGTCTGTTTGTATTTGACGTCAGTGCCTTCAGCACCGTACTGTTGCCCACGATCACGCTGGAGCAATGCGTCCACTGGCTTGTAGGAGTCAAGCATCAGAGGATCACCCATGAGGACTTCCTGCATACAGGTGTCCGAAAGGACACTATCTGTATTCTGAGTCTTCATGCGAATCGTGTCGGAATACGCAGTCTTGAATAGATCGACGTAGTTCGGACTGGTTGTTGGGGTACCCGCACCCTCGTTGGGTGATCCGGTACCATACGCTGGATATCCTGCTACCATTATAGGAAAACCTTCCATCAGACAAAAGTTGAACTAATGTCGGAAGGTTGTCCAGACACCTGGGCCTACCTAGAGTTTTACGCTCACCTGTAGCGGCAGTCTCTCCTGCTGTCTTGCCTGGCCCCTAGCGGAGTTGTCAAGCAGATCTACCATATACGACATGACAATCGTAGTAACAACCACTTACCATGGTTTATTTTTTAATCTTTCATCGAATACGCTTTGATACCCTCGCTCCATGAGGGCCAGGAGTTTCGCTTTGTACTCTCCCTGGACCCGCTCGTGAGTTGGCGCCCGGCGATCACTGAACGCTGGTTCCTTCATTAGTTCCCGAATCCTCAAGGCAAGTTCCTTGTCGTCACCCAGTTCGTCCGTCGGCTCAACCGCCCCACTTACCGGAGTACTTCCGTCACTCATCATGTCTCCAACCATACTAAACAGAGTTAGGGCATTGGGATCCCGAAGGTCGATCTGGCCTAGTGATTCCCTTAATGTTTCTTCCTTGCTCGATAGGGCTTCAAGGGCGCCCTTGGCCCGCTCTACCACGTTATCGTAGGTCTCCCCCAGTCTCGTCCGGGACTCCTGCGCTGAAGCCTCACGACCGCTCTCCCACTCTGCCGACGCATTCTTCATATGATCCCTTTGCGCCTCCGCCATCACCTTCCATTGGTCCTTGGTCAAGTGTGCTTTATGGGCCGTGGCCTTTGCCTTCACAGACCATTCTTCCATCCCCTCCTCAGTCTGATACCCCTCTACCGTCTCTGGGGCGCCTAGACGCTGATAGAACGCAGACCGCTCTTCCTGGCTCGCCTCCGGGGCAGGGACTCGCACGGTGGAGCCCAGGTTCTTCTGCAACTCTTTGTAACTGTTAGCCAGGCTGGCCACGTCCGAGAACTTATCCAGGATACTTTCTCGGCCCTCAAAATCCGCTGGCAGATTCTCTTCAAGACTCATTTGACTTCTCTTCCTTTCCTGCCCGGATGATCGCAATGATCTTCCAGTAGACTGACTTCTGACCAAGGCGCTTGGCCATGGCAATGGGGTCTAGTGGGATCGGGGTGACCGCCTCGCCGACCGGAACATTCAGGGATACCCACTCCTCAGGCTCCAGGGTGTCTTCGACCCCTAGCATCTTCTTGAGGTGTTCAAGTACTTCCGCCCCCGCTGGATTTTCAAATACCGCCAGGTACTTAGAAGTCATATCACTCTTGTTAGCCAACTGGTGGCGCCCCTTCCGGTGGACCCTGCTGCATTTGCTGCTGGCCCTGTTGTAGATTCTGCTGCTGCTGCTGCTGTTGCAATACTCTAGCGTCCGCCTCTTTCGCTGCACGGGCCTCTCGTATCTGGTTAATCTCTTCTTGCGTACGGAAGATCGAGGCGGGTACGTCACTCATACTGCTGTCAAAGGCTCTCAAAGCGTCCGGGTTGATGTCCTCCATGTACGCAGGATCTTGTGTAGCCTGGAACAAGCCAACCCTCCGCTCAAGGAAGGAAAGAACACGCTGCGCCGAGTCCTGCTTTTGGGCAGAGAAGAACGGACTCGCAAACTTGATCACACCCTGTATGTTGCCTCCAAGGGCAGTGGCGATCTCAGCAGCCTCCGGCAGTTCCTTTCGGCGTATCATAATCCCAACAACACTCTGCACCAATGGGCCCAGGAACTCATTGTTTATGATATCGGCAGCGGCAGCAAGACGCTGAAGACTTCGCTGTTGACGCTGGCGACTCTCCTCAGCACTCCTTGGCTGGCTGGCAGGTTCCGCTAGTACGTCAGAAAGGAACGCCTGCCTGATCTGGTCCCTGTCGTCACGTGCAATCTTATCGGCTGCTTGATAGTTCGCCCCACTCCGCAAGTAGTTCGGTGACACCTTCACTGGCGGCCTTGTCACCATGATACCACCGTTAGCGATGTCCATGTCCAGCATAGAATCATCCTCCACAAGCAACGGCGGGTTCAAGTCTTTGCCTGCAGCCATTAAGATCTGGCGTCTCAGTTCACTTAAACCCTTTGCGTCGGCACGTGCCAAGTGACCACGGCCACGTCCATAATCTTCACCGTCTACCCTGTGCAATCGACTGACTACGTACGGGGCTACGTCGTACCCGTCGTCTTTTACTATAACCCCGCCATCTTCCTCGGTGAGGTACACGCTTCTGTACGCTTTGTTCGACTTTGACGGCAACCCCCCGTAGATCTTGTTTTCATTCTCATACACGAACTGGTAATACTTGACAGGCTGCATGGCATTGCCAGACTCCAAGTTCTTCAAGGCAGCCGCACCGGGGTTGTCGAAGTAACGAGCGGCGTCAATGCTCGGCATTTCAAACTCCCGGCAAATCATAATGACACGCCCGCCCTTGCCTTGTGCCCAGTACATACGACCTATGGGGACAGACTCAAAGACGATACCGCTGCTGTTTGAAGGGTTTACGGGCTCCTCTTCAACCAGCATTGTACAGTTACCCAAGACAACAAGGTCTCGCAGTGCAGCCGTGGACTCGTTGTAGAAGTTACTGTCCTGCAACTTAGCGAGGATCCTCTGGGCAGTAATGTCTAGAGCAGCACGAACACCCACGTCCTTGGAGAAGTCGAAGGGGGGCTCTAGCCTCAGCCAGTCCTGGGACGGCGGCAGGAGGGAACCCTTCATGAAGTTGACCAGTTGGTCTGCTGCAATCATGGCCGTAGAATCAAAGACGGGCTTCATCCGGTTAGACCCACGGGCAGTTTTTGTTGTAATGTCCCCACGGAAGGGCATCATAAAGTTCGATATGTCTTGCCAAGCACGCTCATGGTTAGACCTTACGGACTTCATTAGACCAAGTCGTTGCATTAGTTCTTGTACTTCAGTCACACTTAACCCCCGAAGAAATCTTCTTCACGTATCCTCATCTTGCGCCTACGCTCAGTTGGCGAACTAAACGGCCTTGAATACTGTAACATCATAAGCGCCTTGTGCATTGCATCTATGCAATGGTCCTCTTGCCTCGGAGCAATCTTTCCCCCCTTATGCCTATAACGCCGCATCTCGGTGAGCAGTTGGGTAGTCCCACGGGCCATGAACAATAACAGACCTTGCGCCATCATATCCAACGCTGTCTCAATGATGGTCATTACCGCTCGGGTTTTCTTCCCTGACATTCGGTCCACTTGGTGGGCAGATTCGGAAAGCACGTTTATGCCGAGGTCACGCAACTGAGACACTACCGTCCCTGAAGAAGTCTGCCTCATGGCGTCATGCGGCCAGGCCACAGGGATACTGGCACCCCCCATCGCATGGAGTCGGCTGGCGAAATCGGCGACAGTGATATCCTCTGCCTTGAAATCTTGTACCACGTAAGTGATCCCCGCCTGTGTGTCTGTCCCCAACTTCACGGCGCTCCACTTACCCACCGTATGGGCAAGGTCAATACCAATGACCTGAGAGGAGAGATCAGGCATCATGAAGTCTTCCACGGTGACTAGGTGTTGAGGAATGTTGTACACCAGGCCAGTCGTGGCCACTGGTCGCCCATACAGACGGGCTTCTGCTAGTGGGTTGTTCTCATACTTCTTCAGCAGGTGTTCACGTTGAGTAACGCTCATGTGTTCCGCAGAGCCAATGCCGTAGTCGATCAACTCCTTGATCTCCTGCTCAGGATCCTCAAACATCAAGTAGAGTTCGGTCTCCCCTTGGAGCGGAGTCATTGCAATATCAACGTACCCACCCGTGGCATTCGTACGAGCAGAGAGTTCTTCATAGACCAGTAACTCTGGCTCCTCGTCGATGGCCACTAGGTCAAGGGAGTACCCCTGGAGGCGACGCCACCCCGTCGAGTACGAGAAGACGTACGCCTTACTGTACCCGTCAACCCGGCCATTTTTGTCGTGATGCTTTACTCGGAAGTAGTCTATTTGATTAGCCACGCCGCCAGACATCTTCGTGACGTCTGTATCGAGGAATGTCCCCATAGGGAAATACCCAGCCCCACGATCCTCTGGAGGGCCAAGGAGCCTGTTCACTAACAAGTCCCTGGTGGACTGTGCGGTCTCCCCACCTAGCGCCGCCTGGATCGGCTTGTCGAAGCGCACGCCCGTATACCATGAAGGATACAGACCTGTCAT